CCACAACAGTTTCAACATCAACAGCAGATCTCAATAGAGAGCCTTTTTGTTGTGATAGCATTTGTACATTGTTTGAATACTGCTGTACAAAAGCTGTAGTAATTTGATTTGACATAGTCAAACCTCCTTAGTTGTTGGTTAATGTTAATCGACTTGGTTGTCTCCGATTGGAGGTCGCATCTGTGAATTTTAAGACTTCACTTTGTCTTTTTTTCTAACGGTCTTTTCAGATTGTCGTTTAGAATTTTTTATTACCCAGTCATAATAATTATCAGCTATTGGCAGAGGATCTCTACGATCATTCTCTGGCCCGAACTCAGTAGCTAGTCTTAGGCATTCTAGTCTAACTTCCGTATCTGTAATTATTTCGCCTGGTTCAAATCTATCATTAGCCATTTAATAACTCTCTTAATTTAAAGACTTCTTGAACAGCTTTTTGATGATTTGGATGAGTTTTAATCCAATATGGAGAACCTTCTTCAGTTAATGAATTGATCTCTTTTTCGATCTCATTAGCTGTCATATAAGAAGAGCTATCTCCTTTAACTACTTCATCTTCAGATAATTTTTCTGCAAGATTTGAAAAAGCTTTAACCACATTAAGATTATCTCCAAGTCTTGATCCATCTGCTAGTAAAGTATTTTCTAAAAAATCATTACCTAATGTTGAGGATGCAAGTCTTTTAGCTTGATCTAATCGTTTTGTATATTGAGGACCAAACTCTCTTTTAAGTTCATTCTCAGTATGTAATCTAGTTTCAGCTGCTTTCTCTTCATTTTGAATAGCATTACCTTCTGCAAAATCATTATAGTATTTAATTAAGCTTTCAGCTTGTTGTGGTAACAAACCAAGTCTATGAGCTTCTACATTAAATGATGCTACTAGATCTTTATCTAACTCTCCTTCCTTAAAACTATATTTATAATCTTCAGGCTTTTCAGGAGCGCCAAGTTTTGTAAATACTGCTTTCCAATCATCCTCCGTTGCAAATTTATTAGGTACTGGAATTTTATCTGCACCTACTATCTTCTGCGCTGAGAGATATGATTTAACAAAGTCGTTCATGTCTTTAAAATTAGATAAAGACTTTTCTCCTCTGTACTCTTCAGGAATTAAATCCTGAAAATTATTTTGTGTTTGTTCTCCAGATAATACTGAAGTTTGCGATTGATCCGTTGTATTTTCAACTATCGGATCAGATTGAGCTGGTTGCTCAGTTGTCTGATTGTCCATTAAGTTACTCCTTATGAGGTTTAATCATCGCTTTTATAAAAATCAAAGTTGATCTTTGACCTTCTAGAAAAGCAGTTTCGTGACTGTTATCTTTTGAGAACGTAGTCACAAACTCATGACATCTTTTTTCGAGGTCATTCAAAACTCTTTGTCCTTGTTCGGAACTGAAAGTTATTTTGTAATCGTTTTTTAATTCTTTTAATTTTTTATTCGGATCCATTTAGAACTTCTTTAGCTAACGGTGCAGCATTCTTAGCCATCTGACTTTCAGCCATTTGTTGCTGCATTTGCATTTGCATTTGTTGCGCTTCTTGTCGTTCCATCCTTATTGCTTCTACTTGTTTGTCACTCTTAATCATTCTTGCTGGTAAACCTAAAGTTTGAATTAATTGTTTAACTAAACCATTCTCATCAATGTAATCCATGACTGGCATTGATTGAGCAAGTGAACCAAATAACTCTAAACCTCTCATCACATTTTGTAACTCTTGACCTTTTTGAGCTATTGCCATTGGAGATACATATTCAATATCAATCTCTTGATTAGCAAGAATAGCTGGAGCTTCAGCAAATAGCCTATTTCTAAGCATAATTAAAAATACTCTATTGATCATTGGCTCAAGTAATTCGCTTTGTATTCTTCCCATTACAGGACCTAAGATCCTCATTTTTTCTTCGTTTCTTTGTAGAACTTCTGTTGCAGTCATAGTTCTATTAGATTGAACTTGTAACTGATCAACATGAAACATTTTTGCTATTGCTTCTCTTCTTTGATTTTCAGCATTTAAAGTTGATGCTGTATTCTGTCCAATATTTAAAGGTTCAATTCGATCTCTTGATCCACTTCTATAATAATTCAGACTTCCAGGTGTCATTCTAACTGGAGCCAACATACTATCATCTGGTACTAGCAAAGGTGGATCGATCATTTTTGCTGCAGCTTTTAATCCGTGTTCGACCATCTTATTAAGGACCTTGCAGTCGGAAAGTGCTGACATCGCTGGAGATCTTCCATAAATCTCTGTTGATGATTTTAAATATCTACTTACCACATAAGGATTTTCATTAAATCCACCTATAGAAATTATGTGATCTGTTCCATGCTCAAAGTAAACACTTTGAAACTTCATATTCTTTTTATCTTTTTTAGAACTGTCGTAATTAAATCTAGGTCTTACAACATGACAAATTTCAACTTCGTCATAAGGATTAGTTTTATGAGTTGTGTTTACTTCTCTAGATAAATTTTCTGCACCAAATTTTTGCATTGCTTGGTCTGCAGTAAGTTTAAATTTTCTATAAACATTATCTATTAAACCTTTTTTATTTTCTTCAACATAAATTTCTTTTATGTGTCTTGCTGAAAATCTAATTATATCTTCTTCATCTTCTTCAACCATTAAGCAAGAAGTTCCAAAAGCAATTAAATCATGATAGTTTTCAAAGATCTCTTGTTGAAAGTTAGATCTTGCAAAACCTAAATACATTTTATCGATACTGTCCTCAAGCCATTCTCTAGCTTCATCATTTTCGTTCAATGCTGCTTCTTTAAATCTTAAAGAAAACCATCTGTTCGCAGATGAAGTAAGCATTCCATGTAATGAAGCGGCTAATAATTCTAAAGAATGTATTGCAGTAGCATCAAAGATTTGGGTAGATCTTTTATCTCCTCTAGATCTTTCTTTAGTAATCTCTGCTTTTCTTGGAAGCATAAGATCTGCTATTTCTTGCCAATGGCTTTCCCAAGTAGATCTCTTCTCCATCAAACGTGAAAGATTACTTTTCAGTTCTGAAGCTAATTTTCTAAGCTCTTGTGATTGCATTTATTTTTTTCTTTTTCTTTTAGCTTTATTCTTTTTGCTATTTGGAAAACCAGCTTTCATATTCTTGTATGCTTTAGCTGATATAGTGGATTTCTTTTTTGATCTTGAAGTTCCAGCTTTTTTTCTTTTATTAATGTTTCTGTATAAGCTCATAATTGATTAGCCTCCTAACAAGGTTTTTTTGCCTAGTGTTGCCTTTGATGTGTCTCCAGTAACTGAAGTTAAAACCGTTCTTTTTCTGCCTTTTCTTTTATTTCTTAAAGCTATTTCTTCTGCAGTAAGTTTTTCTTCATCTTCATAAGAAGGTTCCACAGCTTCTGCTTCGGTTGTGGTTTCTACTGGCATAGTTGTTGCGCTAAGTGTTTTTTGGTTATTTCTGTCAGCACTTCTATTGTCATCTCCGCCAATATTAGCATTTGAAGATGTTTTATAACCTTTAGCTTCTAACTTAGATTTAAAATCATCTGATAAGATTTCTTCTGTACTTAATCCTTGAAGATTAACTCCAGTTTTATTAGCAAACTTCATTCTTCTGTTAAGGTTAGCTTTATCAGCAAAATTTTTTACACCTTGATATACTGGATGATTATCTCCAATTCTTTCAAAAACACTTTTTTTAACTGTATAGCCAAACTTATCTTTTTTAGTTTTAGATTTTCTTTTTTGAATTTTTTTTAATTGATCTGAATAAGTATCTACTTTTCTTTCATCTGATCTGTCTGATCCACCTGATCCTGCTGGTCCGCCCATAATTATACTCCGAATGTTAAACTAGATTTCGTATCTCTAGTTTCTTTTTGTTTGTTGATTGATTTAATTTCTTTTTTTAAAATTAAAGGTTCTTTTTTTTCTTCTTTAGTTTTTTTTGAAAAAAGTTTTTTAATTAATTTAAACATTATGAACCCAATAAAGATTTTTTATCGATGTCCTCATCTTCTATTTCTGATAAGCCTGTACCAGTTAAGATAGTTGATCTTCTACCTTTTCTGTTTAATTGCCTTCTTCTCATCTTTTCAGCTTCTTCTCTTTCTCTTGCTTCATCTTCAAGTGATGGAACATCATCTGTTTTTGGCATCTCCAAAGGTGGAGGAGCTGGCATCTTTGGTGCTTTAAATATTGAACCCATAATTATCTCTTTTTGTATTTTTTCTTTTTAGCTTTTTTAGCTGCTGCTTTTCCTTTTTTTGTGTAAGGATATTTTTTTCCGTTTACCATTGGCATAATTATAATACCTCGTAATTACTGTCAGCTTTTTGCTGCAAGTGTTTGTTGTTAATTATTTTTGTTTCTTCTAATCCTGTTGCTAAACATCTAAGCGCATCCATTGGATGTGAGCTGAAGTCATGAACAGGCTTTGATTTAAAAGTTCGATCCTTATCACTATATTTTCTATGATAATGTCTAAGCGCTATAAGAAGCTTCTTACAGTTATCACTATCGATCTTACATCTAGGTAAAATCATTT